AAACAACCCTTGGTTATTCATCTCGCGTATTAAATCATCTGTGCTGTTGCCTTGACTGGCAAAAGCAAAGTTATCATCAATGACTAAGCCTTTCTCTCCATACCATTTAGTCAGTTCCATCTCTTAATGTTCTCTCCAATTGTCCTGTTTCTGCTTGATGGTTGGCCCAGTTGAGATATTCTCTTACAGCCTTACCAAATAACAGTTCTCTTTTTTCTCTATCCCATTCGTGCATCACATAAGAACCTGTGTTCTTAGCTATCTCAAGATAGGTGTCTTTGGTTTGTTTGATAGCGTAGTCTAAGCCCTCGTTGCTCATCTGCGCCATGTTCTTGAGTCGTTCACCTTTTTTTATTTTGTCTAGGTGATCCATGCTACAAGCTCCAAACCAAGTGTCATCTTTACCATATACAAACCCTTTCGCTGGCGCTCTACAAAAAGCGCACAGCGATGGTTTACTTATTAATGGATTAAAAAGGGATCTTGTCGCCAAGATCGTCTTCTACTTTCGGAGGTGTCGGCGCACTTGCCTCTACCTTCTTACCCTCTGCTGGTTGCCAGTTGCTACCAAACTTAGAGTCGATCTCTGGGTAGTTGTTTTCGTTTAGCTTTAACATACAACTAACTGTCTTACCATTAAGCTCGTTAGTGTCTTTTAAAGTTCCAGTAATGCCAGCTGCTTTTGCAAGACCTGCCATTTCTTTCATACCAAAACCAACATACTTAGGATTGTCATGCGCAACAGTTACAGTAAAACCTGTTTGTAATCCTGTTCCCGCAATCCTAAAGTTAAGTTGCATACCCATCCAACCATTCTGACCCGATCTTAATTCTTCATTAGTATTCACATACTCAAGATCATATCTTCCTGGTTTTATATCCGTTTGTTGTTCGACAACTTCCACATCGCCGAAAAAATTACTTATATCCATATTGATACCCTTTATATCTATATATTAATTAACCTGGATCGTAAGAATCATAATCAGATAAGTATTTGATTAAATCCTCACAATCCGCCTGCATTGAAATAAGCCAATGTAATCCGTCAGTAGGTAAAGAGTTGTCCTCTGGATTAATAGAATCTATGTGTTTATTCAAGATCATATCAAACAGTTTTAAGGTTCTCTTTACTCTTTCAACTTCTCCTAATTGGCTCATTTCAACATTTCCTCTCTTATGGTTGCCCACTCAAAAGGCATCTCACTAGGCAAGCCATATCTATTCTTGGCCATATAACCAGGTGCTTGCTCAGTAAAAATAGTTCTGTCGCCAGCAACAGTCTTGGTAGTCATACCCATCTTGCCTTTGACTTGTACAGTTCCAACTTTGTAGTTGGCAAAAAAGACTGCATCGCTATGTTCTACCAATAAGTCAGCAGCTTTACGATGTAGTTTGATTTCATGTCGATCATGCGGATCATTAGATGGGTCTTCATATCTGCGAATCTGATTGTGTGCAATCTGTATCACAGTCATAGACTTTTCATCCCTGAGTCTGTTAAGAACCTCAACATACTCTTTCCACTTATCAAGAGCTGCAACATAGCCTTTACCATATGCAGGTGTATCTATTTGCGCCCAACCATTTTCTTTGCAGACATGATCCCATAACAAAGTTTCTAGCCAGTCTAACGAATCAATACAGGCAACACGAAATTCGTGATCTTCTGTCAATAAAGAAGTTAGATTGCTCATAAACTCTTCATAACTTTTGGCTACTGGAAAGTGATCGCACTCAATCTTTCCGATACCATCTTCAGATTGTACGATTACACATTTATCCATGCTTGCGGCAAATGATGTTTTACCAATACCGCCTGGGCCATAACATATAAGCCTTGGTGGTTTTACTTTACCTTTCTTTTGAATTGCAGCTAATGACATTACACACCTCCCTTAGTGTTATGCACTAGATGATGTAGTGCGTTAATTTTTTCATCAACAATGCTATTAAAAAAAGCATCATTAGTAGCTTGTAATCTAAGTGTAGCTGACACTTTTTGATACAAGGGTTCTATAGTCGGAGTTATATCCTCTTCATATAGGGTATATTCCTTATCGTCTATGTTGTAAGACAAGACGGGTTCTTTCTTTGGTTTAACCATATTTCTCTCCAAGAGTAGTTTTATAAGTATCACAATCTGCTTTAGCATTACAAAATCTGCAATGATCTCCCGCAGCATATTGTGGGTTTTCTTCGTCACAAGCATCCGTTGCTTGTTTCAAATCGTTGTAGCCCCAATCAACCAGATTGGTAGCTGAAATCTCGTATGTTCTTATAGGGCCATCTTTATGCCAACCGCGTGGTTGTACAATACTAAGCTCCATGGTGGTGTTCTCATCCCCATACCGCGCGAGCGCACCCAGACCATAAATCATCAACTGCTTATTTCTTTCGACATCGACACCCCACTTACCAGACTTTAAATCTATAACAGCGATGCGATCTTCACCAATTAAAATTGTGTCAGCAGTACCAAAACACTTTGTTGATATCTCATCCATGTAAACCTTTTCTTCTATCAACATCTTGGCGTTAAGTTCTTCTTTTCTTTTATGTATGTACTCTACATAAGTTTCCGCGCACGCAATCATATCCTCATCAACTTCTATCTCAAAGTCTTCAACCACTTGAACTTTACCTAACCAATAGTCACGCAAGGTCATGTCTTTAAGTCTGCCTTTTAATAGCATCTCGCACATCTCATGGATAAGCGTTCCTGTAGCCGCAGGGATGCCTACCTTATATTCTGCTGAATAGTTTAGGTACGCACTCGCTGGGCATTTAAACCAGCGATCTGAGGATGAGGGGCTAAATATTGCGTGAGCCATTGGAAATGTATGAGCTTTCTTCTAATTTCTTGATCTCTGCTAGATCATAAAGAACTTTACCGCCGATCTTATAATAGTTAGGGCCTTCATCTTTACCGCGTAAATTTTCTAGTGTTCTTGGGCTTTTACCCCAGCGTTTAGCTAATTCTTGCGTGTCGATAAATACTCTATCCACTTGCGCGTTAGTATCTGTCATTTCCTAATACTCCCTTTTTGTATCTGAATGTTGTTAAATTTACACTAAAGTTATATGATATGCAAATATATTTATAAAAAAGGAGAAGAATATGAGTATAGATAATGTAACCCCAGAGGAATGGGATCAAGCAATTGATATGCTTGCGATCAATAACCAGGTAGGTGGCAATCATTATAAAGGCAATGGCATACAACCCATTGAGTATATTTACGCAAATGGATTGTCATGGTCGATGGGTAATGTATTGAAGCTTATTACCAGAGATAAGGTTGATAAGGTTGAAGACTTACTTAAAGCCAAGCATTACATTGACCTTGAACTACAGCTTGTACATGGTGTAGATGGAGAGGGTAACAAATTAGGCCAATATACCAAGGAGGTAAAGGTCTAGGAGTAAAGCAATGAACTTGTTTGATTTTGAAGATCCAGTTCTAAATGAGAGGAACAACAACACGCCTGTTTATGTAAACAGACACATTGCGCGTTCTTTGATAGATGTGGCTGGGTTGGAAAATAAAGATCCCCAAGCATTAGCGGAGTATTTCCTACAAGTAGGAATACACTCCGTTAAGCATTACAAGGATCAAGAAGTTGTATTTGATATTGAAAGTCTTTAACTAAGGTCTTCCAATATATCTTTGATGTTTCTAACAGCATCATTGTTCTTCATGTGTTCATCGTTGATGGTTAGCTGAGCTTGGTCTAAAGGTTTAGAAAACACCACATTTCTGTGCGGTACTGCTACAAAAGCAAACACATCTATCTCGTTATTTTTGTATTTTCTGTGCTTGACTCTTTGACCCTTACGCATATCAAACCGCCAGTTGCCTCTGTGTTCTTCTATTTTGGATTGAGTTTTTACCTGGCACTTATACAGCTTTAGGTTGTGTTCAAAGATAATGTCCGCGGATGCGTTGTGTGGAACGATGGTTACTGTGTCAGAAACTTGAGAGAGGATTGCTGCTGTGAGATATTCACCAAAACGACCAACTCGTTCTGTTGCAAGGGGCATGGTTTATTGGGCGGGTATTGCCACCTGTGGTTGTACATCTCCGCTTTGTAGCTGCTCTATGTATGCTTCTCTATCTCTTTCTTCTTGAGACTTAAGGTTGTTAGTCACATACAATATGTTTCTTACAATTCTTTGTGCCTCTTCGGAAGCTGGATTAATCTTAGCTAATTTTTCTAATTGTTTTACTGAATCTGGTCTTACAAATATGTTTGCTAAATCTTCAATGGTTTTATTTTGAGTGTATCTTTCAAATTTAGCCGCAAACTTAACGTGCCACATAAAAGAACCGATTTGAGCAACATCCCTTAATAATAATCCCTCTTTAGGTGGTGAGCTTGGGTTGTCTACATTTGCAAGTCTCGCTGTTCTTTTTAAAACTTCATTAAATTTTTGAAACCCTAAAACCAAATTATTTGGGTTTGCGCCCTGCGCCTCAGCCACACCTTTTAATGCGGTATTAAGGTTTGCAGCCGCATCATCTGTGCCAGCTAACATTTTCCATAAGTCAAAACCGCTCGCCAAAGATTCGCCACCCTTTTTACTCACAAGAGTTTTATTTGCCGCAGATTTTACATAAGTTCTAACAATGTTAGGAAAAGCGTTAGGGTCTGTTTTATTTAAAATCTCGTAAGTTTTTCTTATATCATTAACATTGTTTCTTTCTGGATTAAAAATAAAACCCTTTATTGTCGCTGGTGTTATATTATTTTTGGCTAATGGAGCAATGTTATCTATTACGGGCTGAACTAACTCATCAGATAACTGCGCATAAACATCTTTTGCTTTAGAGTAGTTTGGATTTGTCCTTAGCGTTTCATCAATAAAATTTAAAACACCAGTACCCTCTTGATTGCTAAACAATCTTCTTGCGTTTTGTTCCACAAACCTTTCTTGTTGAGCAATACCAGCTTTTGAATCAACAACCATGTCTTCAAATCTTTTTAAAATATTATCTAAAGTATTGATGTTTGTTTGGGGAATAATTTTTGTTTTTGGCGCTTGAGTAATAATTGGTTTTCCAAATTCATCTAAAATTTGTGGTTGATCTTTTGGCTTTATTTCTTTTTTAATTAAACTTCTTTTTAAATTTAATAATTTTTGTTTTGTTGGATCTCCTTTGTCTAAACCCTTAATCGTTTCTTCT